AACTTCTTTTGCAAGTACTTCTTGAGGATATACACGGCCGTTGCGATTTTTTACATCAGACTGCATGAAGATACCCTTGATCTTATAGTTCTTCTTGCCGTCTTCTTTTTCTTCGCAGATATATTGTACTTCTTCTACGGCTTCTGAGAATAATTTAAGTGTTTCCATGATTCTATCCTATACAGTGTTTATATGCGTAACTTCTTCAACGTGTACACCACCATCTGAACCATTTGTTTCGTTCTTGACAGACAGTGTAAAATTATCTTCTGCCCTATTGTATTGTAGAACCGTCTTACCAGTTGAATCAACACCAGACTCAGCAATCAACCCATCACCAGCATTAGAGGAACTAGAGTCAGTTCCGTCTAACAATATGTTGCCGGGGCCCATTCGTGGTTTTTCTTCTGGATGTATAATTAAAGAACTAGATGCTTTTACATAAGTTCCATTTGTTGCGGTTACTGCTGTACCATCAAGAGTAAGTTTGACAAATACATCATTTCCAGCAAACTCATTTACTCGCACACCACCGTTAGGACCAAGAACTAATCCAGTTAGACTATGCGCTGCGTCATCACCTAATGTTGATGCGGTGACTGTACCTAAGTTTTGTACTATTCTGAAGGCCATTATCTACTCCTATATTGCGAGCATTTCTTTTTCAAAATAACTCATAAGTTCCTTCTCAGAAACCTTGAATTTTTTAGAGATTTCTTGCATAGTTTTCTCAAAAGTATTTAGGAAATCTGAAGGTTTAGAATCCATTTTTTTGAAGATTTCATCTACAGCTTTTCGCATTTTAGGAGATAATTGCTTATATTCCTTGGATTTTTTATGCTCATCCTTCTCTGAAACTGTAGTATACACTCCTTCAAATGTTTTACTCATCAGTTTCCTCTTCTTTTGGTGGTGTCTGTGATACATATGCTTTGGACAATTCCATTCTTTTCTTTTCCAAAGTATCTGAAACTTTGCTAGACATAGCACTAGTAAATGCTTCTTCTGCTCCAATATTATTATCTTTCATTAATGAATCTACAAAATCTTTAGCTGTCATTATCTTCTCCGTTGTCTGTTCCGAATTTTTGATCATCGGATGGTTTACCATCTTGTTCGGGGTCTTCATAGTCGGGCATTTCTTCTGGTGGTATCACTCCACCATCTCCATCTTGTGGATACCTCGTTATACCATCACCCTTATCTGGCATCGCAATTCCACCGTCCATAGGATCAGTTTCAATTTCTTTTGCGATTTGATCACGCATATGATCAATCTCTGCATCGTTCATGCGTAACACTTTCTTGAGAACGTATTCTTTACTAAAGAATGTTCCAATATATGACTGAATACTATCAAGAGTTTGAATACGATCATTAAGAAGTTCTGCTTCTTTAAGTTCTACAAAGTGACCATCTTGCAAGTAATCATACTGAATATGCTCTTGCATCAATTCCCAATCATCAGGAGCTATAATTCCTTTTAGCAATAATTGAGTTTTGAGAATGTCTGTAAAGAGGGGATTAAACTTCTTGCGAATACGTTGCACAAATTTACTAAATTTAAGCTCATCACGGGTTATTTCCGTAGATCGACCTAAACTGAAATTGTTTTCTGCTTCTAAACGAGAGATTGGAACATTCAATGATCGATACAGTTTCTTTTGGAAATACTGAATATCATCTATCTCCCCCAAATTAGAACCGCCGGGAAGTGTCGTAATCTCTGTACCTCTACCACCTTCTCTTCGGGGGAGCCAAAAATCTTCAAGCATCGACATATGATTTCGGTCATCCCGAATCTCTCCTGTATTTGCATCGTAAACCAACTTGTTACGGTAACGATTCATTACATCTTTTAGATATTGTTCTGCTTTTATCTTAGGCAGATTACCAACATCAATGTAGAAAATCCTACGTTCTGGGGCTCGGGATATACGATAGATAACCAATGCATCTTCAATCATCCTTAATTGATTTACAGGCTTAATTGCTTTATGTAGATATGATATAACTCGACCAGTATTACCATCTATGATTCCAGAAGGAACATAGGTAATTGCATCGGCAGCAATTCTTAGTCCTTGACTTACTGTTTGCCCACCACCGCCTGGAGGAGGTTTTGATTGTTCATTGTAGATATAATACTCTTCAATTTTTTCAATCATTTCAACACCAAGTGCTTGATTTGTTTTCTTTTTTACATCCCTAACTTTTTTAATTTTGTTAGGATCAATCCATCTAAGGTCTGTGATACCTTTTCTTGGATTTTTAGTATCAATAACTTTGTGATAATAAACTCTTCCATCAACATACCAACGCCGAAAAATGTCATGCCCTTTTTGCTCAAAGTTAAGTAATCGAAGAACTTCTGAAAATTCTTCTCTAATTTTTCTTTTAATTTTGTTGGGAAAAGGAAGTCTTTCAAGGACAACTTCTACTGCTTGATCATCTTCGTTTGAAACTATACCTTCGTTTACAATATCTTCAATTGCTGCATCACATTCAGCTTGTTGAGCAATATCACGATACCTTCTAATAAGATCGTGATCACTCTTATCTCTACCGTCTGTATCTAGAATTTGTCCAAAGAAACCACCACCGGCAACATCAATTGTGCCGTCATCAGGAGTAGGGGTAGCAAAAGATACTTCACTACCCCCATCCTTCTTAGGACGTTCTATACGGAAACCAAAAAGTTCTGCCATAATATCTCCTACTTTCTATTATTTAGTAGGTTTTCAAATTAAAGTGATACACCACCAGAAAGATTAAATGAGAAAGATGCTGTATTAGGAGATCGCAATGAACCAGTAGAACCAGTAACACCTGATGCTTCAAAGTGTTGATATCTCCATTGCACTTCAAATTCTTCAAGAGCATCTGCTTGATCTGAATTCAGTTCAATCTCGCCAATATTAACTGGCCATGCACTTCTGAAAATGTAAGCTTTAAGTGTTGTATCATCTCTATCAAGCTGTTCGACAACCAAATCTGTCTGATAGTCAGCAGGATTATTTACACCCGTTCCTTCAGAAAGATCATTGATACCATTTAACCAGCGTTCCATCGCATTGCGAATCATGAAATCTGTATCATTGATAAATGTCGTTGTCCAAGGATCACCAAATTCACGATCCCCTGCAATATAAATTTTACGACCTCTAAATGGCACCTCAATTGGTGTCATTTCTTGAGCAGGCAAGTTTGAACTTCTTACCATGAATGATGTTCTACGAACATCGAGTCCTATAGCAATGCCGGCTGGAGGTGTGATGGTTACTCTAAACTGGTTAGCCCGAGCACCGCCGCCGACTAGGTTTGCTTTAAAATCGTCTATCATTGCCATGATTAACCTCCTACCTCTGAAAATGACACACCGCTTCGAGTTGCAACAAAGTTCAGTGTGATAAAGTTAATTGCTCGACTTGGTTTGACGTAAATATCACCTCTAAATTCATTTCGGTCAATCACATCAGCAGTGTTATTTGTTGCGTCACAAACAACACTAAAATCTGTGATACCTCTACGTCCCTGACAATCTCTCAAGAAAGGTTCTACCATGTTCCTAAACCGTGCCCGAGAGAACTCATCGTTGAATTCAAAGAGCATGAATTTAGAAGCAGTTGCGATTGCTTTTTCAAGAACCAAGAATAATCTACGAACATTAATACGATCAAACGCACTTGGTTTACTCAACGCAGTTCTGTCTCCAAAGAGAACCACACCTTGGCCGGGGAAATTAACCACAGGGTTAACCCTCGCAGCATAAAGCCTGTCTCTATCCGTCTTACTTGGACTGTAAGAAAGTTTAATTGCTCCTCTTACAAATCCTCTGGTAAGACCAGCAGGAGAGAACCAAGGATCAGCAACTAGGTCTGTATTTGCACAAAGACCAGCACTGTCACCACAAAGTGGAACATATCGATACACATCATTGTACTTGTCATACATGTATTTGTATCCACTATCGTAGAACATATACGATGAAGATGGGCATAGATCAAATGCAACTTTAACATTTTCTGTTGCAGTCGCAGAAGTTGTAGAATTATCAGCAACACCAACTGTCGCAGAACGATACGGAGAAACAAATGCCACACAATCTTTTCGATCATCTACTAATCGTGAAAGCATTGTCACATGAGTATCTTGAGTGGTTTTAGTATCACCAGCTCCTCCACCTTTACCGCCGATTATCAGGTTAACATCAACCGCATCACTGTCTTTGAATTTATCATATGCAAGTTCAATCTCACCAGCAGTGAGAGCATAATCGTCTGTACCACCTGTAAGTGAATCAATTACAGTTGTGGTTACAGATGTATAAGCACTAGTTGTATCTGTGCCCCAGTTAGAACCAGCAGAAATGTGATCTGTCCAGTAAATGAAAGAAGAATTTCTGAAAATTACATCTGGATAGTAGTTACTGTTACCCTGAGCATCTTTTGCAACAGAGTTTTTAGACATGAAACCGTGTGTTTCAATTATACCAGACCCTATATTACCAGCAACGTCAGAATCATATCCTGTGATATCACCAGTGGTATCATAAACAACAACGTGCATTTCATCACCAGAACCACGAGCATTGTCTGTTGCCCACTGTGAAGTGCCAGGCGCTCCTGCAAAATAATCATAGTACTTCCAACGTCTTCGCATCTTTGAGTTATCTGCAATGTCATTTTGCAAACCAGCACCATTTGGATCATCTTTTAGACGAATTGACAGTACGTTAGTTGAAGTATTAATAGCTGTAACCTCATACTCATTAAATTCGTCAACTGGAACTAACCCAGAATTGTCTGAATAGAAAGAAATCATATCACCCACATTAAATGCATAACCACTTGCATCAGCATCATCAACTGTGATTGTTTCAGCACCAGCACTTGCAGCACCGTTAACTAACTGATTTGTACTAAGGTTCTGTTCATACGCAGTTGCACTTGGACAAATTTGAACACCGATTGAATTACCCCAAGTTCCAGCAGAACGAGCAGTCCACTCACCATGTGAACCTTGTCCCGTTGAGAAGCTTGCAAGATAATGGTCATCATCACGAATGAGAATACCACTATCCGCACCAGCATTGACAATAGCAGAACTTGCACGAACAACTTGCAGTTGATCTGCATACTGTAGAAAAGATGATGCAGAGAACCAAGTTTCAAACATATTGTCTGTTCCTTTTGGTTCACCAAAAATATTAACTAATTCTTCTTCTGAGGATATGGTTACAACAGAAGAAACAGGGCCCTTTTCAAAGGCACCAGCAATCGCACCAGTAGTTGTTGCCACAGCTGGAATAACATTTGTCAAGTCCACTTCTTGGACATGAACGCCGGGAGAAACGAGAAAAGCCATTTTTTTACTCCTTGTATAGTCGATTATAAGAGTTTTTTGTTTTAAAATATTTATAAAAATTCAACTCTACACATGGGGAATTTAGATGTTTAATAACTTATAAATATAAAACGATGCCTAATGAACATTATGAAAAATATAAAGACACTATCAAGAAAGTTGCTCGACGAAACTACCGAAAAAGAATAGTTCTTTTAAATGAATTTCTTGCAGAAAAGTCTTGTGAACATTGTGGTGAAAGTGAAACCATATGTCTCAAATTTTATCCTCACAATTCAGAGATTCGCAAGATAACAAAACGAGTTGGCACTAATGATGATAGCAGAAAAGAAGTATTTGATCTTATCAACCAATCACATATTGTGTGTTCAAACTGTTGGATCAAACTAGATAATGATTTGATTGAGTTTATATAATTACCAATCTGTAGTATAATCTCTTACAACTGGAGCCCAACGAGTTCCATATTCATCAACCATTTCACCGACATTCTCATCTTCAAGGCCATTAATAACAAAACCAAATGGAGCCATATCCTGCTCTAACATGTCTTGTTGCTCTGCCATCATTGTTTTTCTTATATCGTTATCAGTCAATTCCTTGAAATAAGTTTGGTCTGTTGCCCAACCAAACAAAAATAAACATGCCACGCAATCATCATTACAACCATCATCTGCTTGAAATGAACTGCCCTTTATGATAAATGTAGATAATTCGTTAATACAATCATAATCTTCTATAATAAGTTTATTATCTTCCAGTAATTGTTTTAGATTAGAACAACCTATCTTCTTGACTGCCTTTGTGGTTCTTACTCCCAATTGTGCTCTACCCCCTGAGAACCCCCCTCCAAGGACTTGTCCCGCACGCCCACGCATGGAAGCCATAATAAGGTTGTCATACTCCAAATCAAACTGCATAGCACTTGCAACTTGTTCTCCTATATCATTTACCTCAATCAACACAAATGCTTGATTATACGCACGGGCAACCTCATATATCTTCTGAGGAAATAAGAGAG